AAAGCATTAGAGAGATAAACGAAGACTGGTTACGAGGCGGATATACTAAAAATGCTATATCAACAACACTTGGTGGCTATAGTATGGTTCATCACATATACAATACCGAAAGGTATATGACAGGAAAGATTAAAAAGTTTTTAAACAAAGATATTAGCCAATACGTTTTACTACCAAGCGGATTAAAATTTTTATGGTTACTAAAAATGTTTAACTACAACAAAGATAAACCTGTTGTGTTTTATGATGTTAGTTCATACCCGTTATCATTTGTCAATGAAATGATTTCTGATTGGGACGGTGTAACACCATTACATGATTGGGCATTAGAAAATCCTGTAACAAAGGGAATACTTATTGGCAGTGGACAAACTAATGAAGGTATTCGTCCAGGCATGGGTCCTAGTTTTTGGAAAGATTGTTGGCAAAGAGAACTTGACGAGTTTGGCAATGTAGATGAAATTAGAGAAACACTTAATGAACTTAAGAAAGGAAGAGTAGAAGGTAATGTTAGTTTTATAAACTTAAATATTGCTTTTGATCAATTAGGTTCTCAAATATTATTTTCTAACTTATTAAATGACTCTACATTACTTTGGTTAAGTAATATCTTTGACAGTAGTCCTATTAGTGCTTACACATCTACACTAGACAATATGCTATACAAACAAGAAAGTCGCAAAGAGATAGCAAATAGACTATATCAAAGTGTTAGATCTAAATTACCAAAAGAAAGCCTTGTATTAGGAAGTTTACCTATTAAAGGTGAATGGCAAGGTTGGGATTGGATTGATTAAAGTAATCTGTTTGCTTTATGATCTGAAGAAACTCTAGCATACATTTTTTGATAGGTATCATTCTCGTCTATTATAGGCTCTAAGTAATCAAATCGTACTTTAAGTTTTGGTGAAAGAAATAGCAAGTTTATTACGCCACTACTTCCAAATACATTACTGTTATTCCCATAAAAATTATCTGGATTATAATTCCTAACAGGACACCAATACATTTTATGATATCCTAGTTTTTTAAATCTTGTATAAAGTTTTTTTACATTTTCAGTTTTATTACATTCTACAAAAACAGTAGGCAAATATTTTGCTAGTAAATGTTTGGCTCCTTTTAAAGCATCTGGTTCAGCACCTTCAATATCCATTTTAATTAAATCTACTTGTTCAAATGTTATAGCATCTAATCTCATAGTATCAACTAACGACATATTCGCCGCAGAATCAAGTAAAGAAACTTCGCCATAATTTCCAGGAACTGCTATATTGTATGATCCTAAATATCCTTTACCATTGCTTCTAGTAATAGCATAAGGATAACTTGTAGCATTTGTTACTTTATTATCTAACAAATTTCTTTCTAGTAATCCTCTACTAAATTCATTAGGTTCAAAAGCATGAACATAACCTCTATATGCCATTTTAGCAAAAGGTATTGTATGAGTACCTATATTTGCTCCTATATCAATAATATGCCAAGTTGGTTCAATAATATGTTCTAAGCACATTATTTCCCATTCACAATATTCTCCGTATACATTTAAACTTTTTCCAACAACTGTGTCGTTTTCAAAAAAAGTAAATTTACCGTGTTTACAATCTTTTGTTTTTATCATTTCCAATTACTTACAATTATATCGTCTGTTACTTCATCTGGATTAGGCTTTCCATGAAAAACTAAGACGCTGGTTTGTGGGTCAACTGTTGTTACATCACTTCTGTATTCTTTAGATCCTAAACGTGCTAGACCGCCATTTAGAACTTCCCATTTGTAACTCATAACCCAATTATACGGCCACCATTTTTTAGTACTACCTAACATTACTGTAATCCAATCTTGGTCGCCTTTGTACTTTCTAATTATAGTGTCTTTTTCTGTTTGCCATTTATCAAAAAAAGTTGTATAGTTATTAGCATTAAAACACATAACACTACTATTACAAACTGGATATTCCGGGTTGCCGTGCCTGTTGAAATCTTGACATATTATAAAATCATCTGTTTCGTATTCAACTAACTTATCAAGGTTGCCAATAATAACATTATCTAAATCAAAATATAAAACTCTACCTTGCCAATTCAATTGAGCAAACAAGTTTGCTTTATACCACCATTTGCCTCGAGGATGAGAATTAATACGTTCATCTTCAGCAATAGGTATTACATTTATATTAGAATCTTTTATTAATTGGGGGTGTGTTGTTAAAACATGGAATTTATATTTTTTTGATAGATGCCTGTCAACAGATGATTTAAGTTTAAATACATAATCTACATCATACTTTGGTGGTATCCAAACACACGCTACATTGATCATTTTTTATTAACTTCACTACCTGCTGTCCGACGAACTATATCGTCATGATTAAACTCTGCCCAATACAATTCAAAAGCAACACCGTCCTCTAGTCCTTCAAATTGATGTACTTTACCTGGTTTAACCTGTGTAAAATCTCCTGCTTCAAGAATAGTTTCATCAACTAATCCTTGGTCGTCTTGCCAAACACGGACAAGCATCTTACCCGATTCAACAAAGAATCCGTTCCATTTATATCTGTGTTCATGTTCTGAACACTTGTAACCTTTTTTAAATTCAATACGGTGGAATTCTAGTACACCGTTAGCATGAATAAGTTCTGTAGATCCCCAAATTTTTCCTGCCTTCATTTTCTTCTCTTTTCTCTTAATGCTGGAAATGTTTCCAACAAGTATCTTGTATATTGTACATGGGCTTGGCTGTTAGGATGACCTTTAGGCTGTCTACCGTACTGCGGTGAACTATCAGTAAACTTTACTAAACTAGGTCCAGAAGTACACCAGTTGTCGCCTTGTGCTTCAGAAAACCCAGCGTCTGATCCAGCACAAAAATTCATAAAATAAATGTTGTTTCCCATCATGTGACAATAACGTTCTAAATGTTTATATTTGCTATAATAGTATTGCTCTAATACCTCTTCATTATAGCAGAATTTATACCAAGAGTCAAGAGTTTCTTTCAATCCTGTTAACTTTCCTTTAAAGTTAGAAACGCTGAAACTTTGTACATTACTTGTTTTATGATGAGGCCAATACACTCTAGCAACATCTGTTATTCCTATAATAACAGTTTGACTAGGTGTTATTTTTTCAAAGGCTGTGTGAATGATTTCGTCATTACTAGAACCAACCTTAGCGTGGTTAATTAGTTCTTCACCAAAGTGTTCAGCAAGTAACTTAGGAATCTGTGGTTGATTCTCTATCTCCTCGCCTGCCATTATGCTACAGCCAAATGCCATCATTTTAAAAACACTGCCTCTTTTTTAAATTGTTTTGGTTGCCAATGGTATCCGATTTCTTCTAGTATGTTTCTTATTTCAGCATGGGTTTGTATTTCTTTTTCATTACGTCTAGGCAATTCTACTACCAAACACACATCATTATTCTTTAAGGTTTCTAACGATCCTAGTACTACGTCTTTTTCAGTTCCTTGTACATCTACTTTCATGTATCCTATATTAGTTAGGTTATAACTGTCCAATGTAACTACTGATGTTGTTTTACCACTATCTATAGATGCCCATTCTTTATCTAAACTTCCAGCACCACAATTTTTATTACTTGAATACAGAGATTGGTTTTCTTTTTGTTCACTTCCTAATGCTACATCATACAGTGTGTAATTGTTAGTGGTAACATTTTTTTGTAAACATTCTCTGTTATCATCAAACGGTTCAAATGAATGGACATGGGTAAATTTCTCACAAAGAGGCTTTGTCCATAAACCCACGTTAGCACCTACATCTATTGCTTCTACGTTAAAATCTTTTACATACTCGAGAGTAATATCTCTACTTGCTTTTTGATAACTCCCTTCAAAAATATGTTTTTCAAAATGAGTATCATAATCTGGCAACCACCAACCGCTTCTATTCTTCATATTTCATCACCACGTTCTTTTTAAATTTATCCCAAGCAACAATTTTATAATTCAGTTGTTGTTGACAATATTCTACTCCCGAATGAGCTATTGTTTTGTCATCTTCTATTACTAAAACAGGTTTATGTTTTAGTATAGTTTCCTTAGCACCAGTTAATACTCTTTCTTCAAAACCGTCAACATCTATTTTAATATAATCTACATTAGGTATATTAAACTGATCCAAAGCATAAACTTTTTGTTCTTTCCAAGCAGTAAGTTCGCCGCCGGCTCTGGCCGCCATCATATTTGCTCCGCCGCTAGCCATAACTGTTGTTTCAGTTTCTCCTAGTGCTGTATGAAACAATGTTATTTTGTCTAAAGGTATATTATAGTTAAACAATGCTCTTGGTCTATAGTCAAAGCAATATACATGATTAAAGTTATTTGCAAGATATCTACTATATTCTCCATCTCTACAGCCAATATCAATAGCATTATTATATGAATCAATGTATGGAACACTTGCTAACCATGTAACTTTACAGTGATGCCCTGGAAATTCTTTGTTCCCGTCAACACTTAAAAAGTAATCCCTCTCATACCAGTCTGGCTGATATCCGCCTTCTATTGATTTAGGTAACGCTGTTGGTTCAATTGGATGTATCATCTTCCCACCTTTCTATATCATCTTCTGTTAATTTATCTGTAGGCCCTTTCCATATTTCAATTATGTGTGCTGGATGATCTGTAATGTTTCTACCTTTGTGCCAATAGCCTACGCCTATGTCTACAGGGTTATTAGGATGTAATTCCCACACAGCCGGACCATCATAAGGATCACCAGTTCCCCATTTTGCTAATATTTGAGCATTGCCACTAACTAAATTCCAAGTTTCACTTCTATATTTGTGTCTTTGCATTGATAAACTGCTGTTAGGGTTAATAACTAACTCTTTTACCATAAAGTTTTTACCTTTATACAAATTTCTATAATGCCCCCAACTACGTTCTACTTTTGGTGCTTTCCATTCCTCTAATATCCAACTGCTAGAGTTCTTTTTATCTTCGCCACCAACACCAAATACAAATTCTACATCATCAAATACCATTTCTGGAATGTTATCTTTAGTTCTATCGCCACCATTAGCAAAAATTAACTCGTATGCTGTAATTGGATAGTGTGCTTTAACCTGTTTTATAAAATTTATTGCTGTGTTATCGTCATCCATAAACGTAAACACTTCATCTACCATTTCTAAATTGTTTATGATAGCAAGTCGTTCATTCCAAGGCATAAATGCTTTGCCTTTTTTACGTTCTAACCATTCATCAGAGTTTAAACCAACAACAAGTTTATCACCTAAGGCTTTTGCGGCCTTAAAATAGGCAATGTGTCCACTGTGTAGGGGATCAAACCCTCCTGTTACCATAATTATCTTCATTGGCTACTATATAAGTTTATAACTTCTTTCTTCCATACATCACTATATTCACAATTTCTCATATTATCAAACCAAGGACCGCCTTCTGTGTAGTGTAATACTTTAGGTGTACCATCTTTAGGTTCTTTATACCAACCGACTAACCAATTATATTCATGGCTTAGTTGTCCTATTTCGTCATCTTGAAGCCAACTAAACCTGTGTAAAAACTTTCCTGTAGTCTTAGGATCATTTACAAGTTCTTTTGTAAGTTTTTTGTTGCTAGGGTGGCCACAATTAAACAAAACCATAGAACTCCAGTTTTTCCTAGGATATTGCAACTGTAATTGCCCATCCATTTTCTCACCTTCTGGTGGAGCGTAATCATGTTGGGCACACATCACAGCATACTTAGGATCTGCTTGTTTAAAAATTTCATCGGCATCTACTAAAAAGACCATATCACAATCACAGAATATAGCCCAACCTTCATAATTGTTTAAAAAAGGAATTAAGAAACGTGTGAATGTAAACTCTGTACTAGCAAGTTTATCTACGTCTCTTGTGTATATGCCACTATCCCTTAAATGCTTTTGCTTTAAAGGAATTACTTCTGTAGACTTAGACCTATTAAGAATACTATGCTCACAAACTTGATAAGCAATATCTTCTCTACTGTCCCAGCCTACATATATATTATTCATTTTATTGTCCTTTGAATTCTCCACTTCGCCCTACTTTCTTTCTTCTTGGACCTTTTGTATGATCATACACTTGGCCCAACACACTTCTACATTGTACATGACCAACTTGGTCATCACCTATATTATAGTTTTTAACATTTCTTTCATTTTCAAACTTTACTCTTACTACG